AGCGCGAACCCTTGCGGCTCAGCGCCGATCAAATCGCTAGCGACAAGCGTCCTGAGCGCATAGCCGTTTGCCAGGAAATCAAGCGTGAAGCCGATATACTCGCCGCCGAGCAATGAGATCGCGGCAGCGCCGCCATCCACATCACCGCCGCGCGATGGCGCGAAAGACCTGATTCCGTTAAGCGGTGAGACTAGCTCACGCATGAGAGACTACGATCTGTGTCGCATCGGGCGAATAGGCATAGACCCGATTGGCCCCTACGAGGCCCGGAAAGAGATCGGTCAAGAGAACGTTGCGCTCACCCTGCCCCGGATTGTAGCGGATGGCTCCGGTGGCATTGGTCGGGGTAGATGCGCCGATGGTGGCCTTGATGAGAACGTGATTAGAGCCGACGTTCTGGAACGTGATGCGGGCAATATCCGCATCCGTGAGTTGGGTCCACGTAGATGCTGCGATGGTGGTGGTGGTATTCTGTGCCATGATCTTCCTCGTTCATTTCGGGAGATGGGATAGGGCGGCCCCCAATACGGTGAACCGCCCTAATCCAGTTAGGTGGCAGCCACCGAGGAACCGACGAAGGTCGTGGGCGACTGAGCAGCCCGCTCCATCACGGCATAGACCGTCACGCTTGCATCGGTGCCCGTAGTGCCAACGCCGTTCAGGCGAAGGTAACGCTTGGCCCCGCGATAGCCCACCGCGCCGATGAGCTTGTTATCGTCGGCGTCAGCCGTCACGGTCAGGGCAATCGTGCCATCCGTGGTATCGCCCGCGACAAGAGCCGCCGCCGAAGCCGCCGTGGTCAGATCCGAATGCTGGGCGGTGAAGGTGAAGCCCGCAGCCGTGCCCGCGTCCGTCACCGTGTTCGTGTGAAGGACGATCATGGCAGCGTCATAACCACGGGTGTCAACCCAGGCCGAAGCCCCTGGCGTGGTGCCGGAGAGGGTGATCGCGCCGAGGTGCACGATCTGAGTGTTTGACTTAATATCACGCATTGCAATTGTTCCTTATGCGCTTGAAGTGGAAAGGGGCGGCTTTTGTAGCATTGCCGCCCCCGATTGTTACGAGCCGAGCTTTACCAGCTTGATGGCTTCGAAGTTCACCACATCGCCGCCGACGCGCTTCGTGGTGTAGAACTCCACGTAGGGCTTGGCGCTGTAGGGATCGCGCAGCGTGCGGATGCCGATGCGGTCCACGATCTGATACGCCTCGCGCATATCGCCAACGGCGATGGAGAGCGAGTTCGAAGCCGGATCGGGCATGTCCTCGAAAGCAGCCACTGGATAGCCGAGCAGCGTGGCGGGCTGACCAGCCTGGATGCCGGGAGACCAGATATAAGCGCCGTCCGAGTCCTTGGCCTTGCGAACGAGCTTCGTCGTCGCGCGGTTCATGAACCAAGTGGCGTTGGCACGATACTGCTGCTTGAGGCCATAGAGCGCGTTGATAAGCGCGTCACCGCCATCGGGAGCCGCCGCAAGAGCGCCAGAGGCACCCGTGGGGAACTGCTCGATGGTGCCCGGAAGCGTGGTGCCCGAGGCGTAGGTGAGGAAGCCGCGCGGCTTGTTGACGCCGTTGCCGACCACGAAAGCGTTGGCTTCGTCGCGGGCAAACTTCTCGGCAACCTTGGAGGCAAGCCATGCTTCCATGTTGATCGAGGCGTCATCGAGCAGCTTCTGCGTAGCCTTGGGCTTCGCGTACAGCTCGTGGACCGGAATGCGCCACTTGCCGAGCTGTGGCGTATTGGTCTCAGCGCGGGAGTCGGTCTCGCCAACCCACCCCGAAGAGGCTTCGTTCAGATCGAACAGACCTTCGAGAGCGTCGGTGGAGATGACCTGCACCGAAGCGTATGCACGCATCGGAGATGATTCAAACACCTTCGCCACGATACGGCCCGAGAGGTCGGGATTCACCACATAGCCGCCATCCGGGTCGGAGCCGACCGAGAGAGCCTTGCGCTCGTCCACGCCCATGACTTCCTCACCCTTGCGGATGAAGGTGTCGAAAGCGGCCTTATAGGCATCCATATCAGCAGCGCCGAAGGAGCCGACAACCGCGCCACGACGGCGGGCATTCATTGAAGCCCATTCCTGGGCCTTCTGGTCGAGGTCGATGGCGTTGCCACGCTCATCGGTCACAACGCGCGACTGACGCTTGGCAGCAAGAGCCGCTTCGTCAGCGATGCGCTGGGCCTTCTCAAGATCGGCTTCGATCTTGGCGAGCTTGGCCTCGGTCACAACATCGGCGCTGCCCTTCTTCTCGATCTGGGCAAGGCGCTCGTCGTTGGCCTTCTTGAATTCCTCGAATCCGGCGTGCAGCGCATCAATCGCGCTGGCGGCCTTCTTGATCTCATCCATTTATGATACCTTTGAGTTTGGTCAGCTTTGACAAGAGAGTGTCTAACTCTCCAGTGAATGCCTCATCCTCGCCAGCATCTCGCTGTTTCAGTAGGGCTTTAAAGCCGTGAAGCGTGATTGCCACGGCGTCCTTGCGAGAGTATCCTGCATCACGCAGGAAACGCTCGAAATCTCTTTCGGTTGCAATGCTTTTGACGTTCGTCACTTTAGCATCGGGAAGCATCGGGAAGGTGACGAGGCTGATCTCGAACAGATCAACCTCGGTCAGCTTGCGAACGCGCCCATCGCCCTCTGGCACGGCTTCCATCGTGCGATAGCCGATGGACATGGAGTCGATAGCACCGGCACGAAGGAGAGCCATAGCCTCGCGGCCTTTCTCGACTTCCTTGAGTAGACGGCCACGGACAAATAGGCCGCGCTCGTCCTCATAGATTTCATCCCAGACACCGATGGGCATCGAGGTATCGTGCTGCCAGAGCATTTTTACCTTGCGGGTGCCGAGCGATTTGCGGAATGCACCGCGCTCGACAACATCCATGCCCTGATCGACAATGCCGAATACGGATGCGTAGCCTTCAAAGACGCCATCCTGGTCGGGTTCGCGCTTGATCGTGAGAGCAACTGACTTGTGCTGAATTGCGTCCATAGACTTGCTGTCCTCACGGTCTACGATGTTGTTGGCCCATGACTTGCCGGGATCGCCGCCCCACAAAGCCCAGGCTATGCGGCCAGCGGAAGGGTAGCCTTCCTCGCCGGGAGACCAGCCTTGGCCTTGCTTGTCCACCTCATGGCGGGCGAAATAGGATTTCATGCGCTTGACGGTATCGAGCGAAAGATTACGGCGATTCTTGATGTCGCGGGCGCGGGCAACGCCGATCTCGGTTCCGCCGCGTCCGAATTCCTCACGCCATGCAAGGCCGCGCTCTGCCTCGCGGGCCATTGCCTCGGTCGGTGAGAAGCCATCGGCCTTGCCTTCCCACTTGGAAATGCAGACGGCATATCGCTGATCTTCATCGGGAAAATCAGCCATTGCATCCTCGTCGCTCATGCAACGGGAGATAAATTCGTCTTCGTTCTCGGTCGGGCCGGGGCTAGGCATGAGGGGAATATATCATTGGTTGATTGGTTTCACAACATGGCCTCTAGAGCCGCATCATCAATGACATATGCAAGCGTGCAGCGGCAATTGATGACCTCCTCGGCTGCGCCTGCCGGATCGCCGGGGAATTGCAAATCTGAATCGCCAACGCGGAAGGTATCATTCATGCCGACCGTGATGCCGTCAGCCTCGCGATGTGTTTCGCGCGTGCGCTCGTCGTCTGCCGCAAGCCATTCCTTTTGCATCGGCAAGCCCGTCTGCTTTGCAGCTTCCTGAGAACCATAATTCGCCGCCCCATGCGTCTCGGTGCGGGCGATGACATTGGCGCGGGTTGCAGAGAGAGATGGCACAAGATCGAGGATGGCATCGGCAACGCCGCGCTGGGCGAAACCGGAACGATAGCCGCGATCCACGGCATCAACGATCTGGCGGCGGGTTGTCTCGGTCACATCTGTGATGCGGCGGCGGATCATTTCTTGCTGGATGTATCGCAGCGCCAGCCGCGTCATGATTTGCGCGAAAGATTCCTTCGTCTCTAGCGGCAAGCCGTACGCCTTGCCTTGGTCAAGGATGCGAAGCCCAAATTGCGTGATCGAGGCTAGGGCCATTTGGCGATAGGTCGCCTCGATGCGGTCGTGAAACCCGCGCGGTAGTGTCACCTGATTAGTCTGGAGCCACATCTCCACCATGTCTTTCATGGCGGCTGCGATCTCGCGTTGCAGTCGAGCGCGGAACTGTACCGTCAAGCGATCCAGCAAGGCGACTTGGCGGCGATGCTCCCGGCGCTTGTTGTTATCGACCAGGCGTCGAGCCATTGCCAGTTCCGTAGGCCACCGCCTTCATTTCATCTACGGTCATGTCCAGAGATGTATCGCCAGCCATGCCAAGAGGGATTTCACCAATTGAGACGAATAGCGTATCTCCACCATCGATAGGCCCATAGCCCTTCAAGGCGCGGCGCTCGTTAATGGTCAGATCTTTGCTCTGATCCGCCATCTGCCACATGGACAAACGCTTCTCGGCAATCGCCGGAATTGCATCAACGTCAGGCTTAATGGTGACGCCATAGAGATTGCCGAGCCATGCGTTCCAATCATGGACGATCATGTCCAACAAAGGCAGCGCGGTGTCCTCCCAGAAGGCAAGCCGCGCCTCGGCGTAGTTCGCATAAGTGTTGTCGCCGGGAATGCCGAGAAGTTGAGGCGGCACGCCGAAGGCTAGGGCAACGTCACGGGAAGACGCATATTTGCTATCTATGATCGCCATGTCATCGGGCGAAAGCCCCATCTGCTTCCAATCCAATCCACCTTCGAGAAGCATCGGGCGACCGGCATTGTTGGAGCCGGAATATTGCTCTTCGATCTGCGCCTTGAGGCGGTTGAAGTTCTCATCACTGAGGATGCCGCCGTCCTTCACCGTGAGAGCGCCAGACGGGCGGGCCGAGTTCTGGAGCAAGGCTTGCAGCCAGTTCATGCTCTCGTTTGATTGGTCAATGGCATAAGCCCCGGCCTCGATAGGCGACATGCCATACCAGTCGTTCAGCGGGTTGAAGAGTTTCAGATGCCGCACATCGCACTTGAGCGTGCGAGGGTCCATCTCCCATCGGGTGACGTTCTGGCCCACCTTGTAGATGTAGGCAGCCGGGATTCCGTTTGATGCGGGCAAAATCGACATGCGGTCGGGGCGAAGCTGGTATAGCTCTTTGACCTCATTGCCGACCATGAATCGCTCTTCGTAGCCGTTGCCCGCAATCATGAGAAACGACACCTTGGCCCGCACGTAATCGCCATATGATTGCGTCGGGTTAGGACGGCGCAGGAGGGTAATGAGCGGGTGTTCGGTCAACTCCGTCTCGCCCCGATAGACACCCATCTTGACCGATGCGATGGCGTCAGCGATGCGATTGATTGACTGATAGGCTACGACATTCTTGCCGTAAGCCTCTTTCGCAAAGGAATCGTAATTGCGCGGCGACCAAACGGGTTGGCCGGGATTCACCACCAAGAGCTTCGAGGCTTGGCTTTCCTTGCGTTCCGGCGTGCGGCGGAAGATGTCGAGAAGTCCCATTATAACCTCATAGGGCGCGAATGGCGGGAGCCGACTGCGGCGCTGTTAAATCAGAAATAGCACTCATGGTTGCGTCGATCATATCATCGTGGGTTCCGTTTGGAAACACGGCGGCTTCTGCAAGGAAATCTGCAAGATGCGGAACGGAACGGAGCAAGTAAACGTTGCCGGATTGGACATAGGGCGCGGCGTCAAAGGCTCGCGTCACCTTGTCGATATTGCGTTGAATCGGCACGATGGGGATGCCCTCGCGCTTGAGTTTCTGAATCAGGCCAGTGCCGCTTACCTTGTCTTCGACCTTGAAGGCTCGGAGCGGCCCATGATACGGCTGGGAATGATGCTTTTGCCAAAATGCGCGAGCCATCGTTTCCAGTTCCGGTGCTTCCCATTTGCCGCGCACCATGTCGAGCATGACGAGCTGGTTTTCCTGGGTGACGCCCCAGCATTGAAGCACGGAATAGTCATTCTGCTCCTTGGTTTTTTGTGCGGTGTCGGCATAGATGGCGCGGTGCTTGATAGGTGGCATGGCATCAAAGAACCGCCACCATTCATCCTTGAAGATACCTCCGCCTAGAGGGGCGGGGCGTTGCATGTATTGGCCCGCGAAGACATAGGGGCTGGTGAGTTCCAGGCGGTCTAGCATCTCATCGGGGAATTGCTCCGGCCAGAAGGATTGCCCAGATTCGTCACGGGCCGGGATGACGAGGTGCTCCCATGTCTCGCCAGATCCGCCTTTGAGTAGCCAGCCGGATAGATCATCCTCGTGCAACCTTTGCATGATGATGATGATGGGGCCGTCTGGCTTGTTGAGGCGGCTCTGTATCGTGCTTTGATACCAGTCGATGACTGACTGGCGCATGACTGGCGAGGTGGCTTCGCCAGCCTTGTGCGGATCATCGATGATGATGGCACCGCCGAAGCTGTCACGCATCTTGGACGCGCCATAGCCAGTGATGGTGCCTTCCGCGCCCGTTGCATAAACGATCCCGCCAGCGGTAGTGCGGAATTCGTCCTTTGCCTTGCTGTCTTCCTGGAGCCGCAGCCACGGGAAGACGAGCCGATATGCCTCGTGCTGCATCATCGCGCGGATCTCATAGGCATTGGCCGTTGCGAGGCGCTTGGAATAGCTCGCATGGATGAACTCGGAATCAGGTGCGAGGCCCATTGACCACGCGATGAATGACTTGACGGCAATCTCCGTCTTGCCGGAGCGCGGCGGCACGTTGATAATGAGGCGTTTCGTGCGGCCCGTATAGACGCGCTCTAGTGCCTTGCAAATGCGGGCTTGGTGCCAGTTGTCGAGCATATCGACGTTGCGCTTCGAGCGGAACATATAGCGGGTGAAGTTATGCAACCGCGCCGCGAGAAGCGCATAGTCATTCGCCTTCAGCATCTTGAATCTTGTTTAATGCGATGAGCACGGCTTGCTGGATAGGGGCCTGTTGCAGCGATCCGTCTTCGTTGGAGATGTCGATTGTTTCACGCCAGCGGGCTTGCGTCTTGAGCCAGAAGATCATTGCCGTTGTGTCGCCGTCCATCGCCTTCTTGTAAAGGCGACCGGCGATGGATGCGTTGGCCTGTGCCTTGGCGGTATCGAGTTCCTCTCGATAGTATTTCGTCATGGTCTCGGTCGACATGCCAAGAATCTTGGCAAGCGTTGGCTGCGGCGTGCCGACAAGCGTGTGAAGCTGCACCGCCTTGGCGATCTCTTCGCTGCGGCCTATCGGGGGGCGGCCTCCTAGGTTTTTGGGCTTGGTGGTCATTTGTTGGCTTCGAGTGCGATGCGCTTGGCTTCGATGGCGTCAAGGTAACTGCCTTCGCCATCCTTTGCGGGGCTATAACGCTCGGAGGCCATCTCTTCAAAGGTGCGGCCTGTGCTTTCAAGGATAGCCTTTTGGCCGGTGAAGTCCTGCCAGCGGCGCACGATCACATC